TCTTCGGTAGGCATTCTTTGGCGGAGTTTACCACTTTCGTCAAAAAGTTCACTTTGTCTGCGTTTTAATTCATCGGACATCTCCTCGGATGAAGGGTATTCTTCACCTTCGACATCGGGTTCACTCAACGAACTTTCCAAGTTTTGCCCCTCAAAGGGCATCCTCTCGCCCATAAACTTGAGTCCATGCTTCTCCGGGTTCTCTACAGCATCTCTCATGAGCATATCACGAGACTGTGAGAATTGTTCACCTTGAGCATCGCCGCCAGCATCACGAAGAGAAGAAGCGGCTTGCTTGTTCGCCCATTGTTGAAGGCGCATTTCTTGGCCGTCTTGAGTAAGAACTTTCTGTCGGTGAGGCATTACGGCTTTAATCAAAATCTTCATAGTATCACATTCTGTTCTTTTCGTCACGGTCGCCTAAGTTGTATTCCATTGGTTTATCGCAAGTAGCACATGTGGCTCTCCATAAGAAATGAAGAAAGCCGCAGTGTGTACAGCGTGTACCCGAACCTATGTTCATCACATCACCGATATTACGGTTGCGGTTGCGTTGTTGAGATGTAATACCCTTGAGTGGGTTTTGTTCATCGGTTACAGCCGAAGAACCGTAGTCAGTATCAATTTTAACGCCTTGCTTCTCCGAGCGAACCATGTCGCTAAGGTCAAGAGAACGAACATCGAATCCCATACCTACTCACCTCAAGCGAGTTGATATGTCACCATAACAAAAATGTTACCCAACACAGGGAACACTTCGGTATCAATTACAGAACTCGTACTACTTGAATCATTTACCGCTTGGATAAGGTCTTCAACCGCCGCCGCCCATGTAGCGGGTGCGCTTATTTCTTTAGGTGAAAAAGGGCCGAAGCACTTTACGCCAATTTTGGTTAATGATGCCATCTAAGTCACCGCCATCAGCGTTGACCGAGAATCCAAAAGCGACCACTATCTACGCTTACACCGGTGAGATTGTTGCTGTCTGTCGCATCAATGTTACGACCTGCATCAAAAATAACAAGACTGTTGGCCTCATCAATAGAAACATCGAGAGAGTTGTTCTGTGCAGTAATAGCCGCATCAGCCAAAAGAGACATTTTAGATGCACCTAATACATGAAGTGCGTCATTGTCAGCCATTGCTTCTACTAATGCTGTGTCAATAGTAACAGCCGTAGCAGTAACAGCGGTGATTTTACCGAGTCTTGCGCCAAAAGCGTTGTAAAGAGTTTGACCGACATAAACACATGAGCGAGCATCTCCCGCTACACTACCAGTATCTACAGTCAATACTGTTTGTCCAATTGCTTCAGCAGAACCATTGTTGATAAGAAGTCCACTTGGTACGGTATTAGTCATATGTCCACCAGCGGCGAAGACAGTTGAAAGGAGTCCATCAAATGAAAACTCCGTTCCACCTTCGCTAAAAGTTCCAGTTATCATGAGCAAATCACCCATTACATGTGTTCGTGTGTCGCCTGTGCTTGTTGCCGCCATTATAGTTCATCTCCTAATATTTCTGTGCTATCTTCAACTTCACTTAAAGATTGCTCAATAAGTTTGAGTGCGGCTACCTTTGTAAGATAACCATTACCTGTTGAAATGTTATTGTTTTTCATCCAAGTGATAATGTCTTTACGACTCCAACCCGTATCGGGCAAGCCGTCATCACCTGTGTCTGTGGTAGTTTCTTCTTCACCTTCAATCAAGAAGTGTGATGCAGGGAGTGAGTGTCGCCATTCATTGACCCATTCTTGAGTCACTTCAACAACTTCACCACGAGTCCACATACCCATCGTATGTCGCATTGGGCGTTCAAAGAACGGTCCCAAAAAGGTTACAGTAGGCATTTAGCCCACCTCAAGCCAAAACAAGCCAAAGTTCCATTGCGGATAAATCGTCAGTGGTTCCGTCAGCAGTTGCTTCCATGTCGAAGGTCAAGACCAAATCACTCGTGTGAGTGATTGCTACATTCGCTGTTGCATCTGCTCTTTGCGCTACAAACGATACAATTTTACTTACTTGTCCCGAAAGGGTAAGTGTGTTTGTATCTGCTACAGCCGCATTAAGTGTAAGCATAACCAGTCGTGGGTTTCGTGTTCCGACATTGATTGTATCATCATTGGTTGCTTGGAAACCAGTAAGTACGCCCGGATATGAACCCGCCGCCGCACCAGCACCACTAAGCCAACCGGTTTCGTCTTGGTCCACTCCACCTTGAAGTTGCAAGTCAAGGTTCATTGTTGTAGTTCCAGTGCCGTTTTGAGCGTAGGTAATTCCTCTATGTGTCATCGTTGTTGCCATAATTTTTCATCTCCATTATTTTTTTTCTCAATCACCATCACTTAAGGTCACGAATTGAAGCGTGTCCTCCGAAGAAAGTAGTCCATAGTTCTCCCATAGTACGATACATTCCTTCTTGTCCAAGACGGTTGATTGCGAATGGGTCGCCGGTTTCGATACCGGACTCAAAGTATTGCGTTGGGATAGCAGTAGAGAAGTAGAGGTAATCCGTGTCAAGGAAATACATACGGCTCAATGTGTCTGTTTGAACATCCTTAGATGGGATGATAGGAACACCATTGTAAGTTGCGACAATGAAACCTGCTTCAATACCCGGAACACCCTTAACACCGTTGTAGGTAGGGGTGATACGCTTTTCCTCCATGAATCGCTGTTGCGATTGGAGAAGTTGTTGAAGTCGCATCAAAGTGTCATATCCTGTAAGGATGACCTTTGGATTACCACCACGAGTCCAGCACTTTTGAAAGATACTGTCCAAGTGGTCGAGAGAAAGAGTTCGGTCAGTACCACTGTTAGAGTCTTCTTCTGCAACAGACCAAGAGTTTGCACTTCGGTCAATTGAGTAAATGTCTTCTGCGGAACCAGCAACGAGGCCAGTAGCGATACGGTCAAGAGACTCGAAATCGTTTCCAGCAACGGTAGCCTTGTCAACGAGCAACATTTTATTGATATGCTCGGCGTGGTGCTTACCCATTTCTTCTTTGAGGATTGAACGAATATCGCCCAGTCCGTCATCCTTGTCAGCAAGGAACATTGCAGTTTCGCTCATGTCGAATGTGTGAACAATCGTCTTTGGCTTTGCGGCAATGTGTTGGAAGATAGGCTTGGTAGTGTCCGGTAGGGTTGCGTTTTCTGCAACACCGCCACCAACGCTGAAAGAAGGTCGTTCAGTAATGACTCGCCATCCACTGCGTTCCCACGGTCGCTTTGGTAGAATTGAAAATGCGTTGAACTCTTGGTTCAATTGCGACCATACTTTACGACCATAAATCGCTTGGTATGTTCCCGCTGTTGTACTCATCATTGGGCTATCAGCCTTGAGTAATTCACTACCGGAGTAGGAATAACCCATTGCATTGCCAGCACCGTAAAAGTACCGTTCCATGTCAGTTACGCTTCGTATGTAGTCTCGTGCCATATATTTCACTCTCCATTATTTTTTTTATTTTCAAGCCCCTCGGATAACCGAACCAGCGAGATTGTGTACTTCATCCCAAGACATGTTGCTCAAGTCTTGCGTGGATGGAACTTCAACATTAGATGAAGAAGCCGACTTTTGAATTGTAGTGCCTTCGACAGTCATGTTGTCAATGCGCTCACTTAGTGCGTTAATTGACTTCATAACTTCATTGAGAGGCGCACGAGCATCGAACTCGGCTTTTTCGGCTTCATGCTTTGCAATGTTTTGCTCACTAGCAAAGCGAGATGAGAATTGAGATTCAAGGTCGCCACGGAATCCTTGTTCAAGTGCGGCGGCTTTGTAAACTTCGTAAGCGGCTTCAACATCGGATGCTGAAACATTACTTGGGTTGATGTAACCCTTAGACATTGAAACAGGTCCAAGTGCGCCGGATGGTGTTTTACCACCGGATGAAGTGATTGCGGAGATTGCACCAGTTGAAGGTGAACCGTTTTCTTGACCTCGACCTCGGACTTGTCCGGCGAAGTAATCAGCACCGTCAACAGCATCGGGATTGTCGAAGCCACCAAGTTGCGCCTTCTCCAAGTTGTCGAAATGTTGTCGTGCTTGTCCAGTGTTGACACCAGCAGATTTGAGAGTGTCTTCCATCCAATTCAAGTATTCAGCGGTGATAACATCGCTGTATTCATTACCTTTTGCATACATTTTGTCGTCTTTCATATCTTCGTCATCCTTTTCTTCGTCTTTTTTTGCGGCGAATGGGTTTTTAGATTCTTCTTTTTCCTCTTTAGGTTCGGAATCATCTTTTTTATCTTTCATAGAAGCCGCAAGTGCCGGAGGTAGTTCACCTTTCTCCATTGCGTCAAGTCGTGCTTCAAGTCTGCTCATTACATTATTCAAATCATTTTCTGTTGTCATGTGGGTGTCCTCCTTTAAAATACGAAACTGTGCTTCGGGGTTAATTCCTTTTTCACATATCGTAATTTCGTGCAGTTCCATTTTACTAATTTCTTGGTAGTCTCCATGTTC